GCAGGAACGCCGAAATGATCTTGGCGCGCTCCTCGGCGGGGATGTGCAGCGCATCGTCGATCGTCATCGAGGTCACGCCGCGGTGCTCGTCCGGCTCGTCCAGGAACCGCAGCACCACGCTCGATCGCCCCTTCAGCGGCGTGAACGTCATGAAGCACATGCCGCCGGTCGCCACCGTGCGGGTCAGCAATTCCGCATAGACGTCCTCCGGCGGCTCCTCGTCCGCCCAGCCCCAGTCGATGCTCTCGCCCTGGAACTTGGTCCGGCCCTGCTCATACGATTTGAACCGCGCCACCGACACCCCGCCCGACTTGTGCCGGACCTGGATCGTGTCGTAGGCGTCCGTGATCCCGCGCGCGAGGCTCGGCTTGTCCACAAACAGGTCTTTCGGAATCATCCCGGTGCCGAACAGCTCGTCGACGCCAGGCTCGCCGCAAAGCTTCTTCTGCTGCACGTCGCGCACCACCAGCGAGGTCTCGCCGGCGATCCAGCCCTTGGTCGGCTTGTCCCACCGCCGCCCCTTCCACCAGACCGGATAGTCCCCCGTCAGATGGCAGGCCGCCTCGAACGCGCCCGTGTGCGTCTTGCCGTTCTGGTTGCCCGCGATCAGCAGCCGCTCGCGCTTCGTCCGGCCGAGCTCAAGGAATTCCTTCTGCTTCGGGTACGGCGCGAAGTCGTAGAACTTCTGGTAGGTCAGCCGGTAGTCCAGCAGCTCCATCAGTTCCAGTTTTTCCTGGAGCTCCTTCAGGTCAGCCATCGTCCACCTCGGTGAACTCAGCCTCGACCGGCGCCGGGCCCGCCAGCAGCTTGCTCGCATCCAGCCCGTGCTTCTGCGCCAGTTCCTGCAACCGCTCCATCACAGCCTTCCCGCTGCGATCGGTCACCGTCTTGTTCACGTTGATCGTCTGCGCCGCGCCAAACCCCGACCGGTCCAGCAACATTCCCGCCGCCTTGATCCGGTCCTTCGGCTCGACCGCATCATCCGTGAGCATCTGCAGCAAAACATTCGCCGCCATCAGCGACGACGAGTTCAGCCGCTTCGCAGCCTCCTCCCGAATTGCCGCCTGAACCCCCGGATGATGCGCGCAGTAATGCCCCCGAACCTTCGCCCCCTCGGCAACGTCCGAATACCCAGCACGCCGCGCCGCGTCCGCCTGCGTAATCCCCGGGAACTCGATCAGCGCCATCACAAACCCGCGCTGCCGCTCATTCAAGGCAGCCATCGCCGGGCCATACTCCGGCTCGTCGCTCATCGCGGCCTCCGGCTCAGATACTTCGCGACCTTCAGGATTTCCTCGTAAGTCGCCGAATTCTTCAGCGTGTTCGCCCGGTAGGAGATCACAAACACGTTGCCGGGCACGTAGCCCTTCGTGCTGTCCCAGCGATCCAGGCTCGGCCAGTTCGGTTGCGCCGCCTGCGCGCCTCGCATACCGTTCCGCTCTGGATAATCGAGTTCGATCCCGAGAACCGGGCAGTGCGTCGGCCAGTTCACGTCGGCTGGCCTGATCGTTGCCTCAAGCCCGCGCTTCCGGCCACGCCGACGTGCACGCCCGCATAGATGCGCCTGAAACTTCTTCGTGTTGAGGAGATCGTACGGCTGGCGCCCACGCTGCTTACGGTGTCGGGCCTTCTGCAATCGTTCCCGATCAAGCAGCGCCTCGTATTCGGGGCCGCCCGCCGCCTTTATCGTATCGCGCCGCGCCTTTGGCCCAGGATGGAGGACCGCCTTCGCCGCCACATCGGAAAACGTCATCGGGAGTTGCTCGTCGAACATGCATAACGGAGTTACCAGTTCACACGAGCCGAACAACGCACCGAGATTTTAGAACCCTGCGCCGTAAAAAATGAACGCTAAACCACTCAAGTATTTCAGGAAGTCGCCGCGAAATTGTGAGAGGATGTCGATATAGAAACGAGTGCGCTTTTTCTCCCCCACCCCCACCCCGCCGGCCTGTTTATAGGGAGGATCGCCATTATTCGGGCGATCATCCGCTATCCACCTGGCACGCGATTGACACAGCAATATCATTATCTATTGGATAGTGCAGTGATATCAATGTGATACCACGCGCGTGCAGTCCCCTGCATAGGGCCTTGCACGGTCTGCACGTGAGACCGGACCATCCGTTGTGTGATGTTTGTGTGATGTTATAGGTTATGACATTGCAAATCGCAACGAGGTCAATCCCACCATCATACTGTGCTGCTGGTCAGATGGCTTGGCAATGGGGTGGCTGGTGGTGCAGCGGGGCGTGAGCCGTGGGTGCGTGCCCTGTATATATAGCACCTATATGCTGGGCACGCGGTTGGCCCGCTTGGTGGCGCGTCGGATGCGTTCGGCTTCGGCCCTTCGGATGCGATCGCGCTCCTTACGCTGTTCCTTGCTGATGCCTATTGCCCCGATGGTCCTGATCTTGAGGCGTGTGCGCTGGTCCTCGGTGAGTTTAATCTTCCACCCCAGCTTATCGGCTGACCAATGGATGGGCCGGCCGAGCGCGTTGCCGATCAGGTGCTCCTGCTCGAGCGGTGGGATGGATGGGGCGTAGAATGCCAGCCATTGTGCGATGCGTCGCTCTGCGTTGGCCAGTGCTGCAATGTGATGGGCGAATATCTCGGCAATCATCAGCGCATCGCGGCCTGGCTCGAGCTCGCAGCCCGCTCCGTGCGTGTCGTGCAGCCATCTGGTGAGCTCGGCGAGGCGTATCGCGGCCATTGAGCGAGTGCGCTTGCCTACCTTGGCGTGGCGCTCATAGCGGCGCTTGATCTCCCATTGACGGGCTCTGACCAGATCAGGATGTGGGCGACGATTCATGCTGCGATCGTGCAGGGTGAGAGCCTGCGTGCAACGTACTCACGGCGCCATGGCCTCGCGGTGCTTGCTCCATCGGGCTCTGGCGGCTCGCTTGGCGATGATCCGCCTGTGGCGCGGCGACAGGCGCTTGGAGCGACCTATTCCACCAAGGCTTGCGATTGTCTTCATGAAGGCCGCATTTGCAACTAATGCCTTTAATTCAGGCGTTATTTGCAATTCTGCCGGCACCTGATTATCGATGCTTGCCGGTATGCTTGCCGGAACCAGTCTCTGCGGCCTTTTGCGCTTTACCCAGTGCTTTTGCACACGCGCGACGGCCTGAACGTCCGGTACCACGACCACAGCCAGCCCCAACGCGCCGAGCAGCGAGCCGAACGACATCGGCCCCAGGTTCTTGATCGGTTTCGGCGCCAATAGCTTGGACGTATAGCCCGATTGCAGCCCGGCGATGGAATCGATGGTCTCGTGGCTGATATTAAGCTCGTCCCGCCGCATGCGCAGCGCGTCGATCAGCTCCGGCATGCTGCGGATCGGCGCGGTCATGCCAGCACCTTGCAAACTGATGCTGTCACACCGAGCAAATAGCCGATGGCAAAGCTGCGGAATGCTATTTTCAGAATCATGCGACCGCCTCGTCCGGGATGTCGTAGACCGCGATCATCACCTCGATCAGGTTGCGGGCGTGGTATTTCTTGAGGATGTTGCACCTGTGGTCTTCAACTGTTCGCCCGGAGATCCCGAGCTTCCTGCCGACTTCCTTGTTGGTCCAACCTTTGCAAAGATATGCGCATATCTGGCGTTCGCGCGCCGTCAATGGGGTCATAAGACTTCCTCGTTTGGTGGTTGAGCCGGCATATTTGCCAGCATTCGGCGCTGAATTCGCGCCAGCAGATCCCGCAACTCTACGCGCTCGTCCTCCTCCAAAAGCCCGCCATCCACCACATCGGTGATCAGTTCGCGGTATTCGTTTGCTCTATTGGACATCGCAATCGCTCCCGTATTGGGGCGTGAATTGCCCGTTGCTCGGGTCGACGAAAAATGAGCAACTGCCGATCTTGCCGGCGCCGATCTCGCGCACCTTGGCGCTGATCACCTTGGCCGTGTTGCCGGCCTCGCGGACGACGATCAGGCCGTTGTCGCATTTGTTGTACCAGTTCATCGAGCCCTCGATGTCGGCCAGGCTCACGACGCGGTTGCCGGTGTGCACGATCGCCTTGGTGGGGTGTGCGACGATCACCACGATCGCATTCACCGAGCGGCAGAACTGCTTCACCAGCATCAGGCACTCGCCGATGTAATCGGTCATCAGCATGTCCTTCGGCTTGGCGCGGTCGAGCTCGTTCCAAGGATCGATCATCACGATCTCGACGCTGTGGCGCGTGCAGGCCTCGTAGGCGCGATCCAGTACCCACGGTAGGTCGTGCGGCGGCTCCTTCATCATCAGCGGAATCGCGGTCTGGACGAAGCATTGGTGGCGGCAAAACTGCTCGAATTGCTTCTCGGTCCCGGTCCAGATTTTGCGAAGTTTCTCGCGCAAATGAGACTCGTTTTCCGGAACGTAGAGGAACGATCGCAGGCTGCGCTCCATCGCCATTTTCAGCAGCGCGTTGAGCATGAACGTCGACTTGCCGTGGCCCGCAATGCCGGTGACCACGATGAATTGCCCGAGGTAGAATTTCAGGATCTGATCGAGCTCGGGCCAGCCGGCGCCGAATGCCTGCTTGGCCACCGATCCGCGCTGCGGCAGGTCTGCCAGCGGATACAGCCCTGGATGCGGCTCGCCCGGCTTTAACTCAATGATTTCAGCCATCAAATGACCCCTTCGATGCCGTCGAGCCATTGCGGCTGATCGGCAGCCTGCTTGCCGCGGATGATCGCGCCGATGTACTCGCGCGGGTCGGATTTTGTTGAGGCTTGCTCGATAGCTGCTCGAGCTAGAGCGACGTTTTTCTGCTTGGCAACGAGGAGCTTACTGATCAGCCCACCAGCCTGCTTGCCAAGCACTTCGCGACCCCGCTGGAACAGGGCTACTTCCGGGTCGGGGGCCGCGGTAGCGGCATCTTCCTTTGGTAAAAGGTTAAAGGTAGCTAGAGCATTGCTGCATTCCGGCTCAAGCATTGCTGTAGCATTGCTAGGATTTTGCTTGGCCTTTGCTCTGGCTTTGCCACCTTCCGAGCCCGCCGCTGCTCTCTTCTCATAATTCGCTTTCGCCGCCGCCAAATCTTTCTCGACACGCCCATGATGCCACCCTGGTGCAAAGAACTTTTCGAGGATCGGCTTGTGCTTCCGCCACTCGGCCGGCGACATCCGTGCAATCATGGCAAGCTGGTCGTCATCGTCGGGTAGCTCGCCTGTCGACCAGTGGTGGAACAGCAATGCGAGATAGCTGCCGAATGGTGCGGCGCGCAAATGGGCGGTGTCGCGCATCAGATCGCCTATGTGGATCGGCATCTTCGGAGGGTTCATGGCAGCGCCCTCACAGTCACCACAACGAGCGCCTGGGGCCCGTAGCGCTTCTCCAGTGTCATCCGGCAGATCAGGGAATCGTCGCGATACACGACCCCGTTAAGGGC